GCGGTGCCAGCCTGCTCGGCGGCAGTAATGGCATCGCTCAACGTGGGAGTAGGAGTGGGGGGTGTGGTGCTCATAACTTTTGAGGGCGATGAATAGTTTGGCTAACCAATTGTGTGTTAGCTCACTCGCAAGGTTTGACCGGGATGATCCTGTGAAATCCACCAGCCGCCGTGATCCGCGTTTTACGCTACCTTTAAGTAGCGTGCCCATCGATCCGGCGTCCTCAGAAGAACAAAGGTTGGTTGCCGAGTACCACATTGCCACCGAACGGTATACCGCCGCTGTCGGCGAATTGACGCAGCACAGGGCAACAATGGGCCAAGAGGATTATACGAAGCTCTTGCATATCGTGGAGGATGCTCGGAATGAATGTGAGCGCGTCCGCAACGCTCTGTCCAGCCTTCACGAAAAGCAGCCTTAAAAATCCCGGCCATGCAACGTGGTGTCCGAGCTCTTCTAGTGGAACCAATGCGGTCGACGCGGCAGCCATCGTGAGCGAGGCTGGTGCCGTTGGCGGTCGTGGTAGAACGGATCATCCGCGCGCGGCCCCCAACCGTCGTCTTTCCACTGCGTCGCGCCTCGCGCGGTTATTCCGGCGGGCGATTGTTTAGCCATGCCCATGTTCGAAGCCGTCGCGACGGAGGCGGCCGATGCAGCCTTCGGCGCACAGACCACGCAACATCGGGGGCAGAATATCCCCCGATGGAACATTGGCTGGTGCATCTTCTCAGCCCGCCCGCCACACATGAGGCAAGCGCCAGTGATGTTCGCGGACTGGATGCACGGCTCCATGGATTAAGAATTGGACCGGCGCTCAAGCCAATCCTGCCGCTCGATCCACGGTCGCCGCTCCTGGCGGCCAGCGGATTGGGCCGCCGATTGTCCGTGCCCTTCCTCGCCGGCGGATTTCGCCGCCATCAGCGCCTCAATATGCTGCGCCTGTTTATTCAGTCGGAACCGACCGGCAATTAATGATTGCAGCGCGGCGTACGCATAGCATCTGGCGTCAATCGCCTCGTTGCGGGCGCCGGCCTTCTTCGTCCACTCTCGACTGGCGAAACCTTTGGTGTACCGCACCCGGCAAGTCTCGGCCGTGAGTTGCTCGAAGTATCCCTGATCGTATTGGTCGCTGATGGGAAAGTGGCAGAAACCCGGCCCCGGCTCGGTAATCTTGAGACGCGCATAGAGCGCTTCTTTGGCCGCGTCGACACCGATGACCCATAAGGGGCGATTGTCTTTGGCCTTACTGTGCATCCGAGGCCAAATCGGACGCTGTCCAGCCGCACCCTTGATCGGGTACATCTTCGGTAACGCCCTTCGGCGCCCCCGGTCACTACAAAACTGCTGCACGATCGGTTGGTGAAACCCGGAGTCCACGCACGCCGCGGCGATCTCCATTTCCTGGCCGCACGGGTGTTCGAATGTCAGCGACAGCACCTGATCGAACCCGTCCCACAGGTCGCGTTGCGCCGGATCTCCCGGAAGAACGATGTACGCCAGGGACCAAGACTCCTCGTCGCGCCCCCAACCCACGATCTCCATTTCAATTCGATCGGCCTGTAAATCCGCACCCACGGTAATCAGCACCACACCGGCTGGAAGCATGACTTCCGCACGGTATGGTTGTCGCCGGCCCAGTAGCTCGCTAGCGTCGGTTTTTGTCGCACCGGCCTGCTGGAACGTCTCCGCCAGGATCGTATTCGTGAAGGTCTGCATCCTCTCGGGGGACTTGCGGGCGCGCAAGAAGTCCTTCGCGAGCTGCGACCAGATGGTCCACGGCGAATACAACGCGTTGAGCCAGAACCCGGCTGTTTCGCCATCACCCGCCGCCTCCGCCCGCCACTCGCCGCGCTCCAGCATCGCGGCTTTCTGGTGGTCTGCAATATGCCCTTGGCAGCGTTCGCACTCATACCACGCGTCGGCGGGTTTGCGGTCGGGCCACTTCACTCCGCTCCAGCGCAGGATCTGGAAGACTCCGCAGTGCGGGCAGGGCACGTAATACTTCCGCTGGTCGGACTCCAGGTACGCCTGCTCGATGCGGCTGGCCTCCGCAATCGTCGGCGTCGATACCATCGCGATCTGGCGGTTGGCGAACGTTGCGGTGCGCCGGATCGCGAGATCCACGGGGTCGCCTTCCTCCGTGCCCGCCGCACCGGACGATGCCGACGGCGGATACGCGTCCACCTCATCCATCAGCAGGAACCGCGCCGGCATGGACCGCAGGCCCACGGAGCTATTAGCGCCCGTGACCACGAGGACTCCGCCCGGAAATTCCTTCGCCAGGATTGTGTTGCCGGAATCGCGTTCGCGCGGGTCTGATACCCGTTGAGCCAGCACAGACGTGTTATCAATCAGCGAAGCAATCCTTTGGCGGGAAAACCGTTTCGCAAGCTCGACCGTCGGCTCCACCAGCATCGTCGGGCCGGGCGCATAGTGGATGATGTAGCCCAGCATGTTTAGCAGGACTTCGGACCCGCCAATCTGGGCCGGCTTCATGTAGACTACGCGCGAGAACGGCGACGACGGACTGAGGCAATCCATGATCTCGCGTAGGAACGGCGTGCGAGACGTGCGCCAGCGGCCAGGTTCGCCCGCCGACACACGAGAGAGCACGCGGTACTGATCGCTCCATTCGCCGATCGTGAGTTCCGGGTCCGGCCGCAGCGCGCCGGCGAACGCCTCGCGAATGCCGGCGAGGATTATCTCCGGCGTCACTGCGTGCTCAGAGGGTGCTGATGGCATTCGCTAATGCCTCCAGTTCCCGCGAGAGTTCGGCCTTCAGGGTTACGTGGACCTTCTTTGAGTCGGGTTCCGCGGCCAGGACCGTCGCCAGGCGATCGGGAAGACCGAGGATGCCGTCACGGAGACTCCGCACGGCTTCGGCAATCGTTTTGCGAACCGCCTCGGCCTCGATTAGCCGGCCCTGCTTCGTTTCGAACTCGAGCCGGCGAAGCTTTGCACGGAATACCATCTCGATCGTTCGTGCCTGTCCGAAGCTGGCACCGCCAGCCTGGGGCAAGGAGTCCGCTGTGCGGGACGGAGCCGCCATTGACGGCCCAGCCGGCGACTCGTTCACCTCATCGACCGGCTTGTCGTCGAGGACCGTGTCGGAGGCGCGGACATCAATTTTGCCGCCACGCATCACGAGTACACCGGCTTTGGCCAGTTGCGAAATGTATTGGCGGGATTTTCGGCGGTGCCGCGCGTATTCCGCCTGGCTCATCACCGCTGGTTTGGCTTCTGAGGGCGCTTCCGCTCGTCGACTTGACATGTCAAGTAGCTCGTTTGCAGTTATCTTGCGTTACTTCAGAGGATTAGGCGGCGTCGCGTCAAGTAGTGTCAAGCGACTGTCAAGTAGTTTTTCGGGCCTGACGGTGCGTGAATTGCGCACAAGGGCTACCCGCGGTTTTCGCCCGCGTTTCAGGTCCCAAGAAACGCCGGCGGACCCCTTGGCCCGGTCTTCTTCACGAATTTGCCAGGCAGTCGGTGACCACTTGGCGGAAGATCGGTCGTAGCTTGTCTCCCTTGCCCAGTCGCCGCAATGTCCAAACGAACTTCCCACTATCCAGCCGCTCCTGGAAGCTATAGCGCGTGCCAAGGTAATCGGCGATGCACATTGGCGTCGGATCATCGGCGCGACGCCGGAGCACGAGGCGCCGGATATCGCCCTTGCGCGAGCGCACGGCCATGACCAGTTCAGCGGCCAGTAACCGTTCCACCCGTTTACTTCCGATCCAATCGATGAGTTCCCCGTCTGGGGAGTACAGAGGGATTTCGTTTTGCATACGCGAAGACACTTCGGGCATCAAAGGCTGCGGGAGATGGATTAACGAGCGTCCCGGCGCTCACATGAATATGGGGAAGGTTCGTCGGAAGGTGCGCTTTGCGCTGGCTTACGAACTTGGCCTCTATAGTTATATACCCCGCGTACCCCCGATTTTTGAAATGGAAAACGAAAAATATTTGTGGAAAAGATCCCTCATGCTCTGTGGCGCTCCCACGGCTGTTCGAAATTGGGGTTATAGAAGTGCGAGCGGAAGCCCTGCGGCGGTGGCCCAATGATCTCGATGGAATCAGCAGCGACGGTGCCGATGCGATCGTCCGCATCGAGAAAGCAAACCAGACCGTAATCGCCGCCAAATGGAAAGCGTAGACGGCCGCGCGCCTGGTACAGAGCTTCGTGCGTCCATCCAAGTGCCAATGCTCGCTCACGGATCGCGTTGACGCATTCTAGGGCTTGGTCTGAGACTGGCTGAGTGAAGAAACCTTTGTCATTGCCT